TAATCCGTGTAAGGCTTGTCCTACCTGTCCACTTTGTCTTCTAAATATTTTACCAGGAAATATTGTCATGTCTTGTCCTGGCACTAACATTGTTTCATCCACATCAAATACTAGATTACCCGCTAATGCTAAGTTATCTACTGCCATTCTTGCATGCCCATTCATAACAGTTTGAGCATCATCCATATTTTCTGGAACCCCTACACCAAAGAATTGGTAAGGATTTATTTCATACGGACAAACCATATATGGAACTCTTGTTGGTGTAAAAGGATTTAATACTAATCTTAGTATATTACCATTTGATACCCAAGCATTTACTGATACTTCATCTAGCTCTGTTGTATCTTCATCACTAATTTCTAGCCCCGCTTCTTCAGCAAGAGCCTTGTCCATATTACCCCAATACTCTAAAACCTCAAATCTATTTTTATCATAGTCATCTTGGTTTTCTCTATCATACAACGCAGTTTCATAACTTCTTGTTTCATAGTTAGGGCCACTCTCTAGCAAATCTATTATAGCAGATTTTCTAAAATAAGGTCTGTTACATAAATCTCTTAGTTGAGAACGATTCATTACATGACGTTGTATTACATAGTCTGCATCTTGAATACTTACTGCATCTGGGTCTGGATAAAAATCCCAACAGCTTACAGCCTCTACTCTTGGCACAGATTTATCTTGTGGTGTATATACAGATGCACCTGTTTCAAAATCTTTTTGCCACTTGTGTAAAGTTTTATCGTATGTAAAAGGCCCTTTTAGTATTCCTGTACCAAGTAAACACATTTCAAATAACACATGTCTTAGTACAGTCATAGCATGACTTTCATCTAATTGGTCATGTACTAGCTTTTCCATAGCTTTTGCAGATTCCTCTGCAGGTTCTATTTGAGGCATTTTTGATAAATCTGGTGCAGGGCCTGGTTTAAATCCTGCCCCTTCATACTTTTTGGCTAGGCCATTTAGTATCATACTTTCAGTTGCCCCTGGTGGTATATCCATTCCATCACCAGGAAATCCATAAGGACTTTCTGGCTCTTCCATTTTTTCTTCTGGATTTATGTGTGCATACTTTTCTGTTCCTTCTGGAATATCAGTTGGATGTATTCCAATAGGAAATTTACCTTGGGAAAATAATACTTCAATTAATTGCCCATATGCCGCTAGAACTTTTGTCTTTGTTATTTTAACAAAAACTCTAGATTTTTCAGTGTCTCTGAAAGCCATATCAGAACTATAGATTCCTCTATAATTTCTGTACGCTCTTAACCAACGCTTCTCATCATATAGACGAGCAGTTTCAGCAGATTTTAATCTTGATTCAATTACTTGACCAAGACTAATATAATCTATTTTTTCATCCTTTAAGGATGCTGTTGCGTCAGTTCCAGTTGCACCACCAGAACCTGTTGCTGTATATGCCATTATTTAATTAATAGTCTCTTTCGTCTGCCATTGAAAATACTTTAGCATCAACACCATTCTTTCCTGCTTTTGGATATGCTTTATCCGTACTATCATAAGCATCTGCAGGTAAAGCTGTTGAAGGCTTTTTTACTCCTACACTTGCTTCTGTTTTTGGAGCAGTATCTGTTGATTGGTCATCGAAACCTTCACCTTGTGAATATTGTTTCATAACCTTTGGGTCAATATCTTTTCCATTCATATTTTTCATTTTAGTTTGTCCTCCAAATATTTGGTTAACCAAGGATTATCTACAAGAACAGTTGTTGTTGCATTAGCTAATACATTTACAATATGTTCTTCTTTATCTCCTACGTCTAATCCCCACTGGTATATTATAGCATGTAAAACTTCGTGGAGTAAAGTGTTAACATGAGATATATTATCTTCGTCAGATAATCCTATCAAACCTTCTTTTGATAAAAATTGTCCATGTGCATCAGAAAAATCTTTATCTATTTTTTTAAACTCATAATTTCTATAACCTATTTTAATTGATTTATGTTTCATTAATAACCAAAAACAGAATCACTAGGTTTGTATGTTTGACCAGAAGTCATTTTAATATCATTCATTCTAGTCTCAAAAGCTCTTGGATGTGAAGGTCTTGACATACATCCATATCTAAGAGCATCGTAAGCGTGGTCTTCTGCATCTGTATCTACATCTTCTGGGTTGCTTTTGTCAACAGGTAACATTGGTAAAGTTCTAATTAAATTTAAACAATTACTAAATACAAATAAAGATGGTCTTTCTGTATCTTCGTTTACTCTTAATCGTTTGTGTAATTCTAACTTTCCGTTTATTCTACTACCAGGTGACCTATCTGATGGTCTCCATCTACATCCCTCTTGTATCATAGTCTCTGCAATACTTGGCCCTATATCACCTCGTCTTGCCCATGTTGAAGAATCAAGAACTCCGTATCTTATATACTCTCCTGCTTCACTATTCAAGACTCTTTGTGCAAAAATATCTGCTGTAATATTCTTCGTATACAATTCTCTATAAATATATAAGTTATTGTCGTAATCAACAGCAAACCATAAGCAACATGCAAAAGAAGAGTAACCCCAGTCACAAGAACGAAACCGCATAAAGTTTCTAGGTATATCAAAAGGTTCGATGACATGTACCTCTCTACTAAACTCTGGAAAGGCCGAACTTTCATATGACTCCCAATCTCCTTCTAAAAACTGTTTCTTTTGTACATCTGGTAATGATGCCAACATTACATAGTAATCATCTGTTTGCATCAAGTATGGATTATCCTGTAGCTTTGCAGGTATAAATCTTCTACTAATTTTTCTACTCCCTGTGGGAGTTTGTATTTCTAAATAAAACTTTGTGTTTGGCTGTGCAGGGTCAACAAACATTTCTTTAACCCAACCAGAGCCTACGTTACCAGGGTTTCCTGTTGCCCTCATAAAGACGGGAATCTCGGGGTCAACACTTCGCAAAGATGAACGGAGAAAATTATATATATCTGGAGTTGGGTATTGTGGTAATTCATCAATACCTATCCATGTGTATGATTGCCCTTGATAACGTAGTGCGTCTGTCAGATTTTCAGCATAACCAAATTCTATTCTTGCCCCAGATGGAAACCGCCATTCTTTTTCCTGCTCTCTCCACTTTGCTCCAGGATATGCTTTGGAATATAATTGCTGAGAATGATTTATTAAATCTCTTAACTCGGGCATCGTTCTTCTTATTAACAATGCTCGATGTGCACTTTTGTGGCAATAACGTAATGGGTCTACTAACATTGCGTATGACTTGCCACCGCCCCTTGCTCCACCATAAAATACTTCTCTTTCTGATGATGCAAGAAATTCTGTTTGAGGCCCAGAGTTAGGTTGAAATATTACTTCTCTTTCTTTTAGTGCCTCTTGTATTGATGGTGTTGCTTCTTCTATTTGCTGTTCATCTATTACAGCTTTGTCACCTTCTAATACACTATCTAATTCTTTTAGTTTTTCTTTTTTATGTTCGAGTCTTTTTTCTGCCAAATCAACTTTTTGTTTAGCATCTTCTAGTTTTTGTTTTTCTGCTCGGAGAAGATGTAAAGCGGATTGTCTAGCTTTCTTTTCTGACTCAGAAAGTTTAGGAACTTTTTTAACTCGTTTACGACCTGCAGTCTTTGGCTTTGGTGGTTCTACCATCCTCGTTTCAATACCTTGCGTAATCCCATTCCTGTTATGGGCCTACCAGTTTTATTTGTAACCCAATTAGCAACTTCTTTGTAGGAGCAGTTTTCTAAATATTCTTCTGCCTCTTTCAAAGCATCTAACTGCTCTGGAACAGGTTCTAAGATTCTTTCCTCTTCATCGGATACTCTGTATCCAAAAGGAACTGTTCTACTCCGTAGCTTCCTCTTTGGGCGGGAGAATAAAGATTCCATGTGCTACCTTTGCATTTATATCTAGTTTTTCTTTTCTAGCTAAACCTACTCTATCTAGAATTTGTTTAGCCGCTTCTATTCTAATATTTGCTCCTGGAGTTTTTCCATCTTCATCAAGAGCATTTATCAAACCCATTGTTGCCTTTGGGCTATGTACAGCTAACTGTTGTTCAGCCCTTTCTATTATTTCTTCTTTTAAACTTTTTAATACTTTAGGATAAGAGTTTGCAGAATATC